GACAAAGTCTGACGGGGAAAGCTGTATTTCAGCTATCGAACAGGAGCCGGGCAGTAGCGGCAAATACACAATCAACTACCTCAAGGAGCTTTTGCCTAGATATCCAATCATAGGGTTATCACCTGGGTCTCAAAACAAGGAGACTAGGGCACTGCCTGTAGCAGCCCTAGCTGCGAACAAGAGATTTAGGTTCGTGCCAGGTGATTGGTCTGAAGAATTCTTTGACCAAATAGAGTCTTTCCCAGAATCAAGCCACGACGATTACGTTGACGCACTAGTGGGCGCATGGAGGGTGCTGTCTGGCGAGGTTCCCGAGGATAGAATATTTGCTTTCGACACCCGAAATATAGTTCCAGAATTTGAGATAACCTCTCAAATGTTTGTCCAGGCCGCGTTAAAGATAACCCCAACCGAAGCGCATATAGTTTATAGGGCCATAGACGAGAACAACAACTGGTATTACTTCCTTTCAGAGGTGGTAAAGGGGTCTGGTGAAGAAATAGCGAATAAAATAGTAGAAAAAAAGACTGCCCACCAGCTCAACCTAGTAGAGGTAGTTATTGAGCCCAAGGAAAAGATCGTTTCTACCTTGATGGAAAACACAACGTTAAACGATATTCATTCTATCCTCTATTACGAGGATATCCACCTGCATGTCATGAAATCGGACGTATCAAACGGGGTGCGGGCAGTAAACAAAAGGCTCGTCCCAATCTCTAATATTGGTTCGGCATGCAGGGTGTTCCAAAACATGCCCACTCTTATAGAAGAGCTAAACTCAATACGATATGAAAAACAGGGGTTCCCAAAGGACGGGTATCAGTATTCGTATTGCGTAGCCATGTTAGGTATTTTGAATACCCGTTACAGCGATATACTCAAAAATGCAGGGCAAACGGATGAAGGGGAGGATGAAGATTGGGATTAAACGAGGATTTCAAACTAATGGTGCGTAGAGAGGTAGAGAAAACCTATCTAAATTCCAACAAGGACAACTACGTTGCCTACGGGGATATCGCAATAAAAATACAGGTTAAGCATGGCAAGGTAACCCTGATAAAAGACTGCGTGGAGCGATTCACGAGGTTTGATTAACGGGAAAGTTTGGACATTTAAAAAATCTGAGTATACTGAAAAAGTAAGTTAAATTTAGCTAAATGGAAAAACCATAGGCACAGGAAATCGAATTATCGAGAACCTGTGCCTTTTTTGTTTTTAGGAGTTGCGTATTGACAGACTTTAAAATCGTTAACCAGGATGTTCTTAAAAACATAGCCGAGGGTTTAAACGAAAAGGAACTCGAAAAAATAGGGCAGGTTGTTTATGACGGGTACCGAAGGGACATAGACTCAAGGGGCAAATGGGAAGAACAGCGGGCCGAAATGGCCAAGCTTTTTGCTATCAATCGCGACGATATAACCTTGAGGTGGGACAACTCATCAAACGTGGGACTGCCCGTACTCACCACCGCTTGTCTGCAATTTCAGGCTAGAGCCTTCGCAGAACTAATACCAGGCAAAGAGATATTAAAAGCAGATTATATTGGTGAAGACCAGGAAACTATCGCCGCTGCCAATAGGGTAGAGATGTACCAGAACTACCAGCTCGATTACGAAATAGAAGAGTACAGAGAGTCCATGGACACCACTCTACTGAAACTGCCAATAGACGGGACAGTGATACGTAAGTCGTGGTACGACCCGATAAAGGACAGGATTGTTAGTGACTGGGTTTCTGGTTACGATTTCATTGTCCACAACTCGACCCGGTACCTAAGAGACTCGGAGCGGTACTCGCAACACCTGTGGATGAGCCCTAACGATGTTCAGATAAGAATGAAAAACAAGTATTTCCTCGAACACGACAACATGGACAAGGGAATACAAAAGGGCGAAGAGGACCAGATAAAATCCCAATACCTGGAAAACTTAGGGCTCACTGATGATGATTTTGACGAAACAATTGCGCCTCGGCTGTTAATTGAACAGCACGTTTACCTAGATTTAAAAGACAAAGGGGATATCAAAGAGCCTTACATAATCACAATTGATTGCGAGACAAAGAAGGTTTTGCGAATTATAAGCCGTAGACACCCACTTAACCCTGAAAAGGTAATGGAATATTTTACCCCGTTTCATTTTATCCCGAATCCTGAAGGGTTCTATGGGTACGGGTTTGGCCTCTTATTAAAAGACTCTAACGAGGCAATGAACAAAATAATGAACGACCTCATTGACTCGGGAACGCTACAAAACAACCCCATGGGCCTTATTCTGGAAGGGGCGGGGTTTGAGAAAGAAGATCTTAGCCTGCAAATGGGGGAATATAAATCGGTAAAGCTAAAGGTAGATGATATCCGTAAGGCGCTATTTCCGTTAAACATTGCACAACCTTCTACAGTGCTTTTCTCGCTAATGGGGACGCTACAAGAATATCAAAACCGATTAACCACAGTAACAGAGACCCAGACCGGGGGCCTGCCGAAATCGGGCACTAGCGCCACGGCGGTAGCTGCGGCAGTAGACCAGGGCCAAAAAGTGTTCAACTCAATGAACCGTCGAATCTACTGGGCAATGGGTAAAGAGTTCCAAAAGATGTACGAGTTGAATGGCATTTATCTAGATATGAGAAAGTATTTCGATATTGTTATCGATAAATCACAATTGGTTAATGAAGATGGAACGCCTCAAGATCCAGACGCAGCCTTTGCGGATATCTTTCCTGTTTTGCAAACCGATTTTAAAAGGGGCTTCGATATTAAGCCTGTGGCGGATGTTTCGGTTGTATCAAGACAAGAAAAAATCGCTAAAGCGCAGCTGGTCTATGAAACGGCCTTAAGCAACCCCCTAATACAGCAAAACCCAAGCTCTATATTTGTGGCTACGTCAGAATATTTAAAAGCCGTGGGTGTAGACAGTTCTGTTATTACGCAGATTTTGCCGCCCCCTGAGGAGCCTCAAAAACCTGACCTTCCCCAAGAAGAAGAAAATGCACTCCTTTTTAAGGAGCAATACACCGAGCCGCTACCGGACCAAGACCACGCCCGTCACTTAGACGTTATGGCCGATTTTAAGGAGTCGGTGTACTTCGAGCAACTTACGCCGGGGGGCCAAGGCTTATTTGATCAACATCAAAGGGAACATATAGGACATGTTTATCTACAAGAATCTAGCGAAGCTAATCCTGCATAAATTGGGGGTAGCTATATCACAAAAGGCATTGAAAACAATCAACGCCAATTTCAAGAACAAGGTAAGAAACAAGATTAAAAAGACTCTAAAAACCGAAAGGGAACCCCTACAACCTAATGACGAATGACGTGGATCTAATTTTAAGCGAAGACTGGGCGGACTGGTACTTTCACCCAATGACCAGGGCGTTTAAAAAACAGTTAGAGGGAATGGTCCTCGACGAAAAGCTAGAGCGGAATTTTTCAGACCCCAACTCGCTGGTAAAAGAATATTTTGTAAGCGAAGGCCGTTGCCTTGGTTTAGAAACCGCTATTTATGAAATGAATCAGAAAGAAAAGGAGCACTAAATGCCAAAAAAAATTAAGCCTGTTTTTAACCGTGTAATTGTGAAACGGAGCGAAGATGCGGTCCCGATGTTTATAGACGGCCAACAGGTAGAAATAAAGGATGAGAAGGTGTTTGTGAAGGGCTCCCTATTGGAGTTATCCATAAAGCCTGAGGTGGTCCGTCAAAACAACAGGCAGGTAGAGGGGGTTGTGGCGGCGCTAGACCCTCACGCCACTTCAGAGAGGTTCGGTATTCCTTTAAAGGAGGGGGACACTATCCGGTATTCCTTTTACTCGGCTGGGATTTGCCGAATAGGAGAGGAAAGGTTTGATGTGATTAATGACGAAGATGTTCAGGGAATAGTGGTGGAGGAAAACTAATGCCAGAAGAGACAACTGTAACGGAAGAGACGACGATAGAGGCCCCTAAAGCTGAAACGGAAAACCAGGAAGTCCCAGCCCAAGAAGGTGGTAACGATGCCCCTAGCGTTCCAGGCCTTAACGAGGACGACCCAAAAGGTTTTCAGAATAGAATGAACTCTATATATGGGAAGCTAAAGGGAACTGAAAGAGAACGAGATAATTTCAAAGAGAAAATTGAAAGCCTGGAAGGGAAGCTGTCAAAAATAGAGAGCCGCCAAACTGAGAAAGATTTTGAAAATAAAAGAGAAGCCTTGAAAGCTAAACACCTCCAGGCTATCGAGGATGGCGACGATAAAAAGGCCTCTGATTTAATGTTTGAGTTTGCGGAAATGCAAGCCGATGCTAAGCGCGTTGAGCCTCAAACGATAAAGAATGATCCT